CGCCAGCAAGGCCCATGACAGCATCACCACCTGATGTGTCGAGCGTCTCGACCACCGTGATGACACCAAACAGGCGGTGCTGCAGCTCGTCGGTTTCGCCCAAGATATCAATGGGCGTGGCGGATTCAGCCAGTGGGATCACGTAGGCGGCAGGTGCAGCCAAGTTCCGGGCCATCGCGGCCTCAAGACCGGCTGCAGCGCCGATTTCACGCAGGTCAATAACCTGGGCCTGCAGGCGGGCAACAAAGGCAGACACATCCATGGCGGGTCAGCGAAAGCTGCTCATCTGGTCGCGGCCAAACACCGTGGGCGCACCGTCAAAGCGCACATCGGTGCTGCTGCTCACAGCAGGGTCACGCGCCGGGTCGTTTGCGCCCAGGCTGTATTTGCCTTGAGCAAGCAGACCCAGCATATTGAGTGCATCTCGATAGTCACGCGCCACCGGGTCTTTGGTTTCGTCGGTGATGCGGTTTTTGTTGAGCAGGTAGCGGGTGATGGCCCGTGCCCACGCCGCCAGCACGCTTTTACCTGTGCTGGAGGGTGGCAGAGTCAGCGGCAGCGTGTAGCCGCGTTGTGCAACATAGCCATCAATCACCCCTGTGGACTCGGCAATTGCATCATTGATGCGTGCCAATGCAGCATCAGCAGCGGCTATCAGCTCCGGTGTCCAGGCCGCACGGCTGGTGCCACGCAGCGTGGCATCCATCAGAGCGTAGTCTTTGACTGGCTGGGTGTCTGAGCTGGCAAGCTGCGCAAGCTCCCTGGATCCGGGGCGCTCGGCCAGCTCTGCAGGGGTAATGTAGGGCATGGTGGGAGGCGTTAGGCTGCGGCTTCAGCGGCGGGCAGCTCCACCAACATCGTGACGAGCATGGGCTCGGCGATCAGCGCGTTGTACTGCTCTTCGGTGATGTCTGACAGCGGGATGGTGGTCGGGCCGTCCGGGAATGCGTACCCGGCACGGCGAAAACCAGCGCGCTTGGGCACCACTTTGAGGTATTGTGGCTTGTCGCCCGTCGGCTTGGTGGCCATCGCCTTTTCAGGCGCAACGGTGGCTGGTTTGGGCTTTTTGAAAGGGGTTGCCATTGAAATGCTCCTGTACAAAATTTGGATGGTTGGAAATCAGATCAGCCAGGGGCAGACCACGACTTTTGCAGCGCCTTGCATCACGTTGCTGGCACCACCGGTAGTCCGATCGGCCTTGACGACTTCAAGGGCGGCGCGCTCCAGTCTTGGCGGTACCCACAGCTCGGCACTGTTGATGACCAGCGGCTTGCCGTTGTCGCCAATAATGCTCTGGTGGGCGGCACGTGCATCTGCAAAGCTGGTGATGTCCAGCATTTCTTTACTTGCATAAGCCAGTTGCCAAAGGGAAAAACCAACATTTCCCCGGCCATCGGCACCCCAGACAAACTTGTTTTGACTGAACACGTTGTCATCGGTCAAATTGGTTTTGGCGGTGATGGCGTAGTCGCGCCGCTTCTGATAAATCACCGGCTTGATGACTTTTGTGTTGTCCATCAAGATCCACGCTGTACCAGAGCCACCCTGAAAGTTGCTGACGCTCACCGTCGAACCCGGAGGGCCTACTGGGTGATCGGTGTCAAAGAAATATTGACCGTCGTAACACGGTGTTGTGAAGCCAGCTTTGAGTAAACCGAACGATAACTCGTCTGGGTGCAGGGCTGCATCCTGCCCGATCTGCTGAGCCACGGGCGAGTACACACCGTACTGGTCGTCTTCGATCTCGTCTCGGCCGACCTCAACGGAATCTTCCCAGGTCTTGTTTTTGATAGCGTAATCGTGGGCCACAAGGTTTTGAAATTGACGATCACCAATCCACTCACGGAATTTTGTGATGCGGCCGAGCCAGCCATATTTCTGCTCAGCGGTGGTGCTCGGCACCATGGTGGCACACTGGCCCCACATGGGTGCCGCGTTGGTAAAACCATTTTTAAACGCGGCGCTAAACGCCTGGTTGAGAATGGCCAGGTTGGAGTGGTTGATGATCACGTTGGATCTCCTGTTTAAAAAATGGGCGAGCTGATCGCGTTACAGAAAATTGACCCAGACGCCACCGGCGTCCACATCAAACACCTTGCCCGCCACGCTGCGCGTGCCGGTGCCGTTGGTTTTGGCCACGGTCTGGTCGTCAACGATGTAGCAGTCCGTGCCAATATCAGCCAGAGCAATGGCATCGGTAGACGTACTGTTGGCAAATACGTGTGAGCCTTTGCGCACGCGCACACGGATGTCACCTGCGGCACCGGCCGAGTTGTCAGCACGGTGCTCTGCAACACCCGCTGCTTTGAGTGTGGTTGCAGTTGAACCAGGCACGGCGTAGCCCGCGGCATTGATGGCCACGATGCTGCCTGCATAGATTTTGGTTGCGCCCTCAACGGGCGGCTCAAGCAACTGACCGTCGCGGCGAAGTGTGTTGCGGTCTTGGGTAAGTGCAGTCATGAATTAACTCCTGGGTGATGTGATGGCGGGCTGCGATCAGGCCGTGGCCGCAGCTTTGAACTTTTCTGAGGTGAGGCCCATGGCACTGCAAACCGCCAGCTCCTCGGGGCTGAGCTGCGCACCAGCGGCGGCAACAGAGACAGGCGGCTTGCCATTGGTCTGAGTACCTTTCAGCGCGGCAATGGGTTGCGCCGTGGCCAGATAGGTGGTGAGTGCGGCCAGGTTGGTTTTGCCCAGATCACGCGCCCAGGTCTCTTGTGCACCTGGCAGCAAGCGGCCATCGGCCAGGGCCGGGGCCACTGCGGCATCAATGTCGGCTTGGGCCTGGCGTGCGGTGAGTGCGGCCATGTTGGTGCGCAGCTCATCCACCACAGCCACCGGCACGTATTTGGCTGGGTCTACCGATGCTGCAGTGCGCAAGCTGGTGCAGGCTGCAACGACGCTGTCTGCCGACGCATCGGCCTGCAGACCCAGGGCGGTGCAGGCTGCTTCGGCTTTATCCTTCAACTTGCCAATCGGTCCGATATCGGCCAAGGCGGCGCATGCGGCTGTTTCGGTTGTTGTGTCGGGCAAGCCAAGGGCTTTGAGTACGGCTTTGAGCAATGGATTCAAGGTGGGCTCCTGGGTGGTTGGGGTGAGAAAAGCGGCCGATGCTGCGGCCATCAGGGTGAGTGGGTCCATGCCGTGCAAGGCTGGCGTGTTGGTGAGTGCGGCCATGTGGATGGCCAGAACGGTGCCGGTGTCTTTTGAGTACTCAAACACCGGGCTGATGTACAGGATTTCTTTCGAGTCAATGAAGCCCTTGGCACGCGCTGTGAGTTCAGCCACGGCATGGAGGCCCTTGCCATCAATCCAGCGCAGGTCACGCATCCAGCCAGCTGCCGGGGCAGGCTGGCCGTTTTTTTCTTTGTTGAGGGTCTGGTGCTCGTAGTCGATCACCATTGGCTGGCTGCGCGCGTGGAAGCGGGCAATGACAGCCTGGGCGCTGGCGGCATCAATGCGCCAGGGTGGCGAGTCAAGCGGCCTGCCGTCACTGGGCAAAAACTCACCGGCTGGCGTGAGCTGCAGCAGCACCAGACCACCATCAAGCTCAGTTGAGTTTGCCAGCGAGTAGGTGCACGCCGCTACCGCGAGGGCGGCGACAGATGCAAGTGCGAGTGGGGTCTTTTGTGCCATGGCCGCAAGTTTCTGCGGGCATGGCCTTCGGGGCTAACTGATGCGCATCAGTTATTTGTGATTGCCCTCGCGTGCGTGCGAGGGCTGGGAGTTATGTCAGGTCTAAAGCACCTTGACGCAAGGCGCGCTGCTCTTGTCGCCAGGCACGTTCGATGTTACGCACACGTGACTCGGTGATGTTACCCACCTCGCGGGCTACATCAGCATAGCTTTTGCCAGCGTTACACAGGTCTATGACCCGACGCACCCGTGCGGATTGCATCAACTGGCTACCCACCGGTATATACGGCTGCGTCCCGCCTTCGTCGGTGGCGATGCCCTTTGTCAACAACAGGGCCAGCTGCGCCAAATCGGATGCTGGCTGCTGGTCTGCAAACAGGGTTCGCAGGGTGATGTACTGGCTGCGGGCAAAGCTGCGCCAGGTGTCTGGCGTGAGCGGGTCAAACAGGCGCTCAATAGGCGCAATGTCGTCGGCAGTCAGGTCGCACAGATCGGGCCGCTCAGCCATGCGGTTGATGGGGATTGAAGTCATGTTCATGGTCTCCTATTGCTTCCTCGATGTGGCCGATACCGGGTCGGGTCAATGCCACTGCGCACACACCATTTCTTCAAGGCCTCAATCACGGCATTGACCTGGTAGCCGTTCAGAAA